CGAATCTGCATCTCTGCTGTGTAGCCAGTCAGGTTAACTGGGTTTCCGTTTGAATCATTGTAAACTATCTGTAGTGTCCATGTAGAACCTTGGTCAAGGGTAAAGTTGTAAATACCTGCAATTGCCACAATTACTCCTTTTCCGTAATATAAACTAAAAATAAACCTAATGCTATAAAACTAACTGGTGGAAATATTAAGAAAAGTCCATAGGTTGTAAGACCAACACCAGTGACCTCTGTTACTAATGGCCAGTCTATCTTTAGTTTTTTCATTATGCTCCTATATTGAATGAAACCTTGCAACAGGTTGTTTTGGTGGCTTTGGTGCTGTTGCACGATCATAGCCAAATATTGCTGCTACTGCAGCGTCAATCTTTCTTTTATTAGTAGCCTTGGCTACCATAATACCACGAGAGGATGTTTTTGTCACAGTGTTTGCTATATGTCTGGCAAGTCTTTCATCACCATTATGAGTAAATGATTGATTCATCACTGCCTCGTAAAATTTCTGTGTGGCTGGAACCATACGCTCTGCTGAGTTAGGATAAGATATGACAGGCATACCTTCTTCATCAAGCAACATAAAGGTTCTGGACCATCTTGCTGGATCAAATACTACTTCTCTAACGCTTATACTTGGATCTCTGTAGGTGTCTACAAGAGTCTTTTCTACCTCTGCAATAGGAACTGACCACATAGGATCTGCATCCATTTCTGGAAGTTCCCACAAGTCTACTATTTCTAAGTGTGGCTTTTCACCACCTAAGTACCAGGCAACTATAGCAGTAGAGTCATTTGAGAAAGCACCGTCAAAGGAAAGAATTGTGTCTTCTCCAGGAATGATTTCTCTGTTCTTAAGTTCAAGAGCATCCCAAGCATCTGATGGAATCCAAGACTGACCAGTAGAAGTCCAGATATTTAATCTCTTAGTCTTAAACTCTGATTCAGGTGTAAGCAATGATGCAGACTGCATATCTTCAACAGATACGATATCTCCCATTGATGGATTTGCTAAATACCAGTTCTCAGGATCCTTATAATTAAGTTTTTCATCGCCTTGATACCATGCAAAGAAGAAAGAAGGGTCCTCAACTTCGCCTTTTGCTATCTGAATTCCTCTGTTATACATCTGATAACAAATAGAATCCTTACCATTTGAGTCATATTTAGTGCCTGCTGTAGTGATTGCAACCAGCATTGGCTCTAATCTTGCACCCATAGATAGAGATAAAACATCGTATAACTCTCTATTTTGTTGTGCATGTAACTCATCAATTACGATAAATGTAGAGTTCAAACCCTCTTTTGTAAAGGATTCAGAAGACAATGCTCTGTAAACAGAACCAGTAGTAGGGTTGTAGATAGTGTTTTGATACACTTCTAACATGTCTTTTAACTCTGGTTCAAGTTCAATCATCTTCTTTACCGTTTTGAAAATGATTCTGGCCTGCTCTTTATCTGCTGCTGCAGAATAAATCTGACCACCATTAACGCCTAAAACAATTTGCTCCAAAACAAGGGAAGCGATAAGTGCTGACTTACCATTCTTTCTTGGAACGCCAATTAGGGCACGACGGTGCTTGAGTAATCCATCTTCTCTTTCAGCATAAAGATGAACAAGCAAATCTTTTTGCCAGGGCCTCAATAAAAACTTATCTCCAGTGTTACCAGCAATAGAGTCTTCAGTTAAATGGCAGAGAGTCTCAATAAAATCTATAACCTCATATCCACGAGTGTTAGCCAACTCAGTTTCTGAAACAGGAGATAAATATGTTGGAGGCCAAGTCATCTTAACCTCTTAACGATAAGGACAGCCTGCTCTTTTCAAAGTCAATCTCTATGATTTCAACTTCTACTTCATGACCCAAAGTAAATTGCTCAGGTGTAAACTCACCCATCTTTGACTTATGGATCAATCCAGAAAGCATTCCAATTTCAATAAAGACTCCGTAATCAGTAATACCTGATACATTACCCTTATGAACTTGTCCTATTTCTAACTTGGCAAATTCTATTTGCTTATCTTCCTTTTGAAGTTGTTCTAAAAGTGAACGGCGATTAAGAACGATACTTCCCTTTTCCTTATCAATTGAGTGAATTAGGAATTCAGCCTCATGGCCAACATATGCTGTAAAGTCTGTAACTCTATTTGTATCTACCAAAGATCCTGGCAAAAAGGCTTTAACACCAATATCTACAATTAGGCCACCCTTAACAATTTTAACAACCTTACCCATAATAGGATCAGATATTTCATACTTGTATTGAATGGTTCGCCAAATGGATTCAATCTCATTTTGCTTCATTGAAAGTATGTATTGTCCTTCGTCATTCTTATGTAGGACTACTGCTTCTACTACCTGCCCAATTTGTACAATCTCTTGAATATCAAAATTCCTACGATTACTTACCTCGTTCTTTGGGACAAAGGCTTCTGCCTTGTCGCCAATATCTACGAGTATGCCATCACGATCAATCTGGACTACTGTTCCAACTATTGGATCATCATTCTTCCAGGTCTTCATGGATGCGTCTATGGCAGCCAGAAAATCCTCTGTTGTACCTATGTCGTTAATTGCTACTTGCTTCATTATTAATGGATTCCCCTTGTTCTACGATTTCAGATTCAGCCTCAACAATAATTGTATCAGCATTGGCTCTGTTGTGCCTTCTTTCCAAAAGTTTGTCTATAGAGGTTGCAGCCTTGACTTCTGCTACACCTAAGCGAGACCTCGCAATAGGATCAAACCCAAGCGATGCTAACGCATCTGTGTATGCTTTATTAATTGCGACAAACGCTCTTCCGTCAGCAGCCTCAAGGGTAGCCATGTATTTGTTTCTTGCAGCCTCTGAAGCATCAGCCAAAAATGAAGCATTGCTAATTGCATCAATATCACTAACAGGACTTAGCCAAGTAACAGCCATGCCCCAAGCACGATTCCATAATTTAGTTCCTGCCTCACCAAGAGTCTCAGGAGGTGCTGGAATTTCCCTGGCCATAGGCAGATGCGTAATGTTATTTAAATCAGGCAAAGGTCTTTGGCCAGGATTTCCCAGTAATCTTTTAAGTTCCGTTGGTTTTGGTGGTCTTCCCGCAGTCATTTTATTTTTATTCTCCAATGTCCGTTTTGCGTATTTTCTACACAAATATATCATTTCTGTAATTTCGCAGAGAAATACAGAAAGGGGCAGCCAGGGTAAACTAACATTATTTGAGCGTAAAAAAATACCCATACCCATGAATGCCAGGATGGGGGCAGGGATTTCTACTATGTTTGTTAGATTATTTGTATATTATTTCTTAGATGAATTGCATGAACGACATAAAACCATGATATTTTCAAGTATATTTGAGCCTCCATTAGCCAGAGATAAAATATGATCTGCCGTGAGGTCTTTTTTACTTCCACATCTTGAGCACCAAGGTTGTAATTGTCTTGCTAATCTTGATAATTTATGCCATTGATAATCGTATCTTTTGTTTCGTTCTTGTCTCTTTGGATCCCTCGCCTGGATGCTATTTAAACAATCTTTGCAAGTAGGATTTCTTGATAGGACTCCACAGTATAGGCAGGGAGTGTTGAACCTTTTCATTTTATTTTCTTAATTAATCTAATTCATTATTATTGTTTAACTGATTAAGTTCACATTCTTCACATTCATGATCTTCATCATAATTGTCATACTTGACCATGGCTCCCATGTGGGCATTCATCATAGTCATTGCTGTCATCATGCCCCTATTTAATAAGGACTCAACTCCATCAAATGATAACTTCTCATCTGTCTCTAACCCTACTTGAACTGGTCCTATCATTAGTTGCATGTTATACATATATTAGTTCCTTTATTAGGATTGATTGGTACTCTTTAGATCCCGTCCTGATTTTGGGTGCACTGAGTACAGACCCTCTTATTTTACCAGATATATTAGAAACTCGCAACTTCATTCCTTATCCTAACTATTGTGGCAAGGTCATATAAACCATTGCGTTTAGGTATCTCATGATCATCTATTACCTTCAGGGCTTGCCTCTTGGTTATATTTAGCCATAGGCAGATAGCCTCAATGTCCAGCCAAAACCTCTTGTCAGGGTTATCCATAGCCAATTGTAGTAATCTATACAGTGTCCAAGATCCCTTACACTTAAGGCAATTAACATCTCCTAATATATTCTCAATGTCTATTGCTACCTTATTCTTACAATCTTCAGTAGGACATGGGATCCTTCTGGTTGTTTCTATAAAGGCTTTAGTTACTGATAGTCCTTTTGAGTGGATTACTTTAACTTCCGTCGCAAATTCACCAATCCAGTCCTGCTTAAGAGTCCAGCCTAAATGAGTAATGTGGAACTGGGCTGTTGCAGCAACCTCTGCCTCAGTACTTGGCTCTCGTCTCAGCAGGGCTGGTGGCGTTAGATTTCTACCTCGTCTGATCAGGGCTTCATATCTATGTAGGACTGGCAAGATATCCACAGCCATGGAGTAATCCATAGCAGATACATTAAACCCAATTGATCTTTCAGATGTAGGAGATCCTGACCCAGTTCTGCCTGGAACCAGGAAACCTTTGGCTTCTTGTTGCATAGTAGGAATATCAGAGAGGTTCTCTCTCAATGTATTCTCACAGCGTCTGCATAGGTATTGCTCATCCTTTGCATGATGCTGACATATCTGACATTCCATCTGTTAGCCCCTTATCGTGTTTCTAATTGCTTGAATAGATCATCAACATTGTTATAGTTACCAAATTCTTTTTTGGCTACTAAACTCTCTGACCAATTGTTTATTCTTGACATTCTGTATTCAACTATGTGTGATCTCTTTGGTAAGAATGCAACGATAGCAAATGGAACCCATCCAAAGAAATATGCTGCTATTGTCCATGCAATAACATTCCTGCCACTAACATATGCAGTTAGGGCTGCTAAGAATATCCATAAGTATTCCATCAGTTATCATCCTCATTGTATTCTACAAAGCCAATCTTTTCCATTGACTTACCACAGTCAGGACATTCTGGATTCTTAGTCTGGACCTTCTCATCTTGCTTACACCAATAGATGTTCTCTTCCAATTGATCTCCAAACGCTTGTAAGTGTATATAGTTGAATGCCTTAAGAAGTCTGTGCTTCTTTGACTCTAAGGGTTCTTCCTTAATAGTATACATTCCGTTACCTAACTCTTGTTCTTTCTTGTCTTCTCTGTACTGTCTATCGTATTCTTTTCTACATTCTCTGCATACCGTGACTCTTCTGGTCCCGCTTTTGTGAGCCAGTGCAAAGTACTTATCCTCAAGAGGATATTCAATCTCGCATTTAATACATACTCTTTTATCCATGTCATTACTGCCCACTTACTACTGTGGTCTCAAGGCCTTGGTCTTTGGCATCTTCACCCATCATCTGATGAATAAGTACGCCTTCTTCCCATGCCTCATCAGAGACATATGCTGATCTACTTGTGCTTGGCAAGATAACAAGTGGTCCACCTGTGTAGGAAGACATTCCTGATAGAACGAATGCTAACTCTGCTTGTGCTTGCTCTTGTGTGTAGCCAAAGCAAAGTCTCTCATTGATAAAGTGTTCTTCAATTGCGTTCATTAGTTAGACTCCTTCTTCTTGCGACGAATATCGTAGTTGACCAGATATCTAATAATATTTTCTCTGTTAGGATAGTCTTGGCGTAATGTTCCCTTGTCGTATCGTCCAAGTGCTGTGTTGCATCTATTGCAAACTACACCTCTTACGCACTTTCCACAAGACTTAAGTCCTGGGCAGCAATTATGGTCATGGTCTGTATGTAGGTTACGGTCTGAAGATGAACCTGTTGGTGCACCACAGACATTGCAGCCATCTTTTGCTAACTCATTCCATTCCTCTACGGTCATGTTGTAGAGTTTCTCTAATCGTCTTTCAAAAGAATAAAGACTTGACTTAACTTGCTTTCCATCAATAGTTCTATAGAACTGCTTTTGCTTATCCAAAGGAATAATTTCTCTAAGTACATGTGTTCGTCCATACTCTCTTACACGATCATAGTGCAAACGGCAATAACCTTTAGCATAGTGTCTTTGTTCACAGTCATCAACTGTACAGATAATCTTTGGGTTGTCTGCTCTTTGTACTCTTAAAGTAGATCCATTTCTACATGTCTTACAGTAGTAATCTACTCCATCTTTATATCTATTTAATGAGCCACCACTATAAAATTCTGTTAGTGATTTCTCTTCTTGGCACTTTGAGCATTTCTTTGTTGATTCAGTCATTATGCATACACCAACTCTCTTGGACCGTATTCCATCAAATATTCTCCAACGGTTGTGATGCCCTTATATTCGTTACAGTCTGAGCAAAACTGTGTTGTGCTGTAGTCCATCTTGTCTGCGATGATTGTCTCGCAAAACACACAAATGACGGCATTCATATTTTCCATATTCATATTCTCATTTCTCCTTAGTTGTAGTTACAGTCTCTCAACTGCATAATATAAGTATACCAGATGTTTCGTTACTATGTCAAATAAAGACCTTAATTTAGTGGTCCTGACCAGTCAGACTTTAAGGTATACCAACCAGCGTCCCATAAGTCTAATAATCTTTTAAAATATGCGTCATAGTGATATTTAATAACATCAGTAGAGTATTTGTTATATGTGTCTAAGGCTATTGCTTCTGGATTAAGGCTCTTTACAAGTCCCGTCGCTTCTACGAACTGGGCTAAGGTATTGCATCTAAAGCCGTTAAATCCATTTCTAATGGTCTCAGTAAATATCCCTAAATCTGTGGAAATAACAGGTGTTCCTGTAGCCATTGACTGGATGTGAACATTGCAAAATGGCTCCTGGTAAATTGTAGGAGTAAATGTAGCAATGGCTCCTCCAAAGAGGGCTGCTCTATCTTCTGCTTTAACCTCACCTATGTAAGTACCGTATGAAGGAATATAGTCTCCAGAACCAGCCATGATTAACTTAACACCTGCTGCTTCACATGCCTGACTTGCAATATCTACGCCCTTGCGTTTTGTCATGCGTCCCATGTACAGATAGTAATCTTTCTTTTCTTTCTGTAATGGAAATTCTTCTGCCTTGTAATAACCATTGATTACCTGATCATAAAAATTTATATCTATCTCTGCTGCATTACGATGCTGAGCATAAACTGCTGATCTCCATGTGTTGGATTCAAATACTTTGTAATTACTAAACACACCTGAGTATCCTATCCCGTACTCTACAGCCATATGTTGAGGGAAGGCTTTTGCAATAGGCTCTTGTGCTCTTCCTCCAATTAAACAAATAAAATCCTTCTGCTCAATGTGTCTTGCTATTGTTTGGATTGCATTACGATTAAAGATCTGCCAATGTGGAAGGGTATTATCAAAAGAAGCAGATGTATAGTGCTTATCTCCTACTGCTTCTAATCTATCTTCTTCTGGTAGGCATTGTATGTAGTCAGTCACATTTGCATCTGTACCTGGCCCAGAGCCATAGAGATAGACCTCATGCCCTAAACTATGCATCATGTTACAAAACTCTAAGGTCTTCTCGCTGTACGCACAAGAACTGAACGATTTTCTTACTTGTGTATGAGGCAACGCTACAATGTGAAATCGCATTATTTAATCCCATCTATATAGTCACGAACTATAAAACTGTCATTTATTTTAGGAAAGTCTAATAGATCAGAGTGATCAATCTTTCTTCCAATTCTTTCTTCACAACAAGGCATACATAGCATCTTATCGTCACCAAGAGTAAGACCTGTCAGTGCCCAAACATCATGCTCAAGGATGTAGTAATGACCATTCTTGTCAGTATCTACTCCACAATCAATGCAAATAAATGTAGCCATTTCTTCTGGTGTCAATTCAAAATCTTCTTCTGTTATCAATTTATTCCTGACCCCTTCAAAACCTGCATAGTATCATTATACTCTTTGCATCCAACTACATGTATATATTTATAATCTGGAGATATGACGCTATCAAACTCTTTCTCCCATGGATAACTATAGTTACCAAAATGAATAATCTGAATTAGGGATACATTTGGCTTAGAGTAGATTAGGTTACAGATATTGGTTCCTGGACTTCCCGCAACTTTTTCAGCATTGTAGAAGTATGAGATCTGTTCAAATAAAGACATTCCTGACAAAGACAAAATCGTGTAGCCTTCCTCATGAAAGTAGTCCTCTAATGCTTTTAGAAACTCATCGCTTTCATATCTATCTAAGAAATCTTCCTGCCTTTTATTTTCTTCTATTGCAGAGTTAGCATCTCTTCTTGTAACAAATATCTTCTTTGGCTTTGAGTCATCCTCAATCATATACTTAGTAAAAAACTTTCTTAACTCTTGATTGCCTTCTGGAAAATGGTAGTAACCTGTGTTACCAAAGATGTAGTGCTTTATAAAATCTGGAACATATAAGAATCGTGGACCTACACCAAAAGTGATTAACTCATCAACAATTAGTTTGCCTTTGTATAAATCTTCATGACTCATGCTGTGCATTCCAAATTGAGAAAGCAATTCTTTCATCTCAGAGTTAACGAGTTTCATGTTTTGACCAGTTGGAGAATCCATTGGCTGATCTATCCATAATATCTTTATTGAGTCATCAATGTTATTTTTGTAATATAAAAATGGAGCAAGCATTTCTTTTATAAAGTGATGATAATGATATCCATTTGGCATAAGAAACCATTTGCCTTTTAAATGAGTTTGATCATCGCCATGATAGAAATAGAAGTCTTTAAAAGAATAAATTGGAGAGCCAGATGTAGATATATACGACATAGAACTGTAATTAGGATATTCTTCTCCAGCCTTTACTAATGGAAACTGACTCATTAGAATTCCTCCAATTTTAAATCTATCTTACATCCTGCACAAATACCAGACTTAGGAGATTCATCCTTAAGATGCTCTCTCCAAGGTGTGTACTTCTCATTTCTATAGATTTCCCAAATAGGAGCATCATTGATATGAGCCATAACGCCATTCTTGTGTTCAGGAACATCTGATCTTGTGTTACAGCAGACCATTACAGTGCCATTGTAATCTATGTACATGTTGTTAAATACTTGCATACAAGGCTTTGTTCTTATGTACTCTTCGTTAAATCCCGCAACTTTTTCAGTTCTGGCTGTTCCTTCTACGGCAAAGTTTCTTGCTCTTAGATGGACAATTATGCCTTCTGTGACAAGTTCATATTCAATTCTTTGATTCTCTACATCAGAGATAACTTTGTACTCAACACCAAGAGCCTTAATCTTCTGCTGCATACGCTTCTTCATCTTGGCATGGTTGTATAACTCATTATTTGCAAGGTACTGTTGAATAAACAACTCATTAAGCCCTGAGTCTCTAAGGTCATAGATATAGTCAAGGGTAACATAGTCACCGTTTGTGTTAGTTCTTAACTTAGCCTTTGGCAGTCTTTCCCTTGCTTGAGATATACGCTTCAGGATTATTTCTTTATGAGCAAGTGGCTCATTGTATCTACTGTAGGTAATTTCTTTATCGTAATCTATTTCTGCTAATTGATTAATTATTGACAGGTACATTTCTTCTGGCATCTCTTTGTTGTGAGACTTTCTATCAATAGATGAGTTAGGACAAAACCAACACTTCCTGTTGCAATAGGAAAATGTTTCTATCTCAATAAGTTTTAGTTGTCCTTTGAACCAATCTTTAAGATCCATCATTTTGGAGGATTTACTCTTTTCTGATGATCAGGATATTGAGTTCCATCTGTGTGATTGCCATTAAAATATCTTCTTCCAGACATATGAGGCTTTGGAATATCAACTGTTGTTCTTTCAACGCTAAGAGCATCAGATTCATTAATGTCGTTCTGGACTATCTCAGGAGCAAATACATCTGTTGCTGGAACTACCTTAAAGTTTTCTACAAAATTACGAGGGACTGGAATAAATGCTCCAAGTGCATCACCCTTGCGAACTTCTATCTTTAAGTTAGGAACAGTTACCTTCAGGTTAAAAGTAAAGTCTCTTCTAATCTGGTCTGTCTCAATAACACCAGTCATGGCTACGCATCCTGGAATAAACATATTAGGTGGCTGTATAGTCATAAGATTAATTCCTGGAGGAGTCTTTAAAGCAAATCTATTTTGAATGGTTACAATACCACTTCCAAATCCTGCCTTGATAGTTTGCTTATCTTCATTTGAGTTATCTATCATGGTTATCTTTGGATTTATTACTCCACCTTCCCAAAATATATCAAAATCAATAAGCGACTTTATTACAAAGCCATACTGATTTCCTATGTTGATTGGTAGGCAATAGTAGAAATGAGAAGTGAACCAATCTCTTTTTGTTTCTCCTGCCAAAGGAAGAATTACTTCTTGGTAGTATCCATTTTCTGGAATGCCTAAATTGTGTGGAACTACAAGGATATGGTTATCTGGAACCTCAAAACCAGGTTCGTTCATGTATGTCATTATTTACAGCATCCACCCTTAGAGTCGCATTCATCAATCATATCTTGAATTAATAATGTTAATTTATCAAGAAGTATTTCTAAACTTACCTGCACATCTTTAATTTGCTCAGCAGGGTACTTCTGGTAACTCTGGTTGTTCATAATCTGGCCTCCCATTGAATTCCTCCATCGCTTGCTCTCGTATTGCTTCTTTTAGACCCAATATCCATTGATTAGCCATTTGTAACTGCTCTTCATCTTCTGATTGAAGAATAATGTCTCCATTGTAAAAAAACCATTTGTTATCCATTGCGTCCCCTAATCTTTCTCATATCCCTAATTGTACCAAAAAGTTTCATAACTGTGGTTTTTTCTTTTGGCTTTGAGTAGTGCATTTCATACATTGCTCTCCAAAAGTATCTTCTTGGTCCATTAGGCATTTTTTATAATCCTTGGTGCTTTGCTGATATTTGTTCTTTTATTTCTAACTTCCGCCAAAGTTGTGCCTATGTTAGGTAGGTCTTTGCCTGGGTTACGCTTTTCATAAAGCAGAATATATCTATTCAAATATTCATCAATCAACTGTAGTACTTGTTCGTCATCCATAGTGTTTAGAAGTTCTGGATTATTGTTTTTCCAAAACCTACTTACTATTCCTGGTTCTTTCATTTATCCTCCTGTTTTGTTTTCTTTTTTTAATATTTATTGCATGAGAGGCCCTAACCTTGTGTCCTTTAATAAAACGGTTACTTATAAATATATATAAGGTTAACAATATATATGCCGTTCTACTAACTATCAATGTTTTATTGACCTGCTGGGTTCACTAAATATATTTCTATATTTAACACACAACACCTTGATCCTCGCAGTGACACGACCAAGAGTGGTTAGGCTACATTGTTTTGTAGATTCATAATTTTTTCTAATATGAGCGAAGGGATGAACGCCTCTGTAAGGAAACCTTCTTGCGTATAAAACTATGTGTGCTCGTCGTATACTTATGCTCATATTTATCTATTCAGTTGTATGGCAGTCTTTTTAAAGAGTGACTTTCCAAAAAACCTCTTGGTACTATTGTAGCAGATGAGTTTTTCTAATGCAAACTTTAGACAACAAAAAACCCCAAGACGAGAAATGAGAGTAACCAGTCTTGGGGTTGTCAGGAGGTGTTCTGACACTTTTGTTGATAAGTTAGGAGGTAATCAACTACAATTAGTATAACATAGGTCTTAAAAGACTGTCAACTTATACAATTGCGTCTTCTAATTTAACCATGCCTTCAGTAGTCATTACCCATATTTGGGCTTCTTCTAAGATTTCTTCCGTCATTTTTTCAGTACCATCCTTTGTTTTGGAAATGCTTCCAGGCGTTGCATGGTGTGACATGTCTTCTGGAAATATATGAGAGCGTAGCCAATAATTGTGCTACTGCTGCATTGGATTTTTTCATGCCCAGACTACTATATGTTGAGTCAAGCATTTGGCCTATTCCACTGGCTGTAGATGTAGGATTTTGTGCTTTAGGATTCCAAGCGGATTCCTTGCCTATTAATTTGGCTAAGCACGAATATTCATTTTTTGTCAGTAGTTCTTTGGCTACCTGCTTTGCAGATACCTGCATCAAAGGTGGCCTATCTTTATATACTACTGGAACTGCTGGTGTTGGGCTGGATAGTTGTAATAATAAAACAGATATTACTATAAATAATCCAGCGATAAATGTATTTTTGTTTAAAATAGGTATTCTCCTTGGTTAGCCCCATGAATTAGCCCCATGAGTTGTCTTCAGAATGCCCTTTAAAACGGTTCTACGGTGGTTTTAACGGACTTTCAGACCTTGGTTGTTCCTCTATCCCTTTCTTAAGTTAAAATGGCCCCAGATTACTCCAGGGCCACCTTTAAGACCTGAATCGCTCAAATATCCCTTTAGGTGTGTGTAGCGTTGTGATCTTAAGTATTAATTTTACCAGTTATTTGGAATTTCGTCCAAACTCTTTTTCGTTAGGCTGCAAAGCCTTTGCCAAAGGTCCTAATAGACCTGCTAAAAATGCATTTGCCAATACCTTTGGATCTGTAATTCCAGACATGTATAGAGCCACAACTGATGCCACAGATGCTCTTGCCCATGATTGAGCCATTGCAATTGCCTTTTCCTTATTTGATTTTACTATTTTTGCCTTAGCCATTAGTACTCCTTTTATAGTCCTAATTTATTTATTCTTGCTTTTACTTCATCAAGTGTTTCAGTAATTTCAAAGTGCATTTCATCTTTCCTGCCTTTGTAATTTCCGCCCCACTTAATACCGTACTTTTCACATAATTCGTTTATTTTCTTTACCTGCACTTTTGTGAAGGTTCCTTCTTTGCCTAATGGATGCTTGGTTGCATTTAAATCAAGGGCAGTACCTGAAGAGTGATTACTCAAAACAGAATCACTACCTCTCACATCTCTATAGGCGTATGACCAATCATCAAACACTCCACCCTCAATGCGTTCTACTTGAGCGTTAAATTCACCTGCAAATGCTGCTAAGATCTTTCCTGCTTGTTTCTGGCATCTTATTTTAGTCTCAGTGCCTGGAATAATGAACATCTTTATACCAATTTCAGCCTGATCTTTTGATGCAGGCCATCCATTTTGAGATTTTTGCATTACTCTGCTTTCTTCCTTGTTCTCTTTGGCTTATCTGATTCAATTAGAATCATCATTATTTGATCTATTCTTTCCTCAAGTCTGGTAACTTGGTCCTTAAGACTTTTCCCAGAATTTGGGACCAGTTCGCTTAGATAGTGCTTGACTAACCATCTAACTGCTCCTACGAATGCTACTGCTATTGAGATTGCAGATACAATAAAGCCTGCCCACTGCTCTATGCTCATATGTTACTCCTTATGCCAGTTCTGGCCTTGATATTTATTAGAGGTCCAAAACGAGGCAATCGTATAACGAATTTCACCTTCTATCTTGGTTACTCCATGCAGGTGGTCTGGATCTCCTGGATGTATTGCAAGTTTTCCAGCCTGTGGAGTAATGCTTATGTTATAGTTTGGGTAGTATGTTTGACCACCTTCGTAATTATCGTTTAGATAAATAATTGATCCAAACGCTCTGTGCTCAAGTCCTTTGATATCTGTGTTAGTCATATCGTCTGCATGTGGTGGTTGTTCCATTCCTGGGAACCATCTTACAATTTGCAGGGTATCAGAGTATATTTCAGGAAATGCATAGTTATTCCTAATAACATTGCTACATCTAATATTGGCATCTAACATTATTTCTGCCGCTTTTTTATCGTATTCTTTCATATTAAAGTAATTAAGGATACGATTATTCCAAAATTCATGCCCACCGTTTTCCCATAAATCTGAAGCAATTGCAGCATCAATAAGGTATTGGCAGTCTTCTTTAGAAATAAAGTTTTCTTTAGTGATAGCGTCAAACATCTTAGTTCCTGATTGCTAAATTGATGCAAGCACGAGGAGCCTTAAATGTCTCAATTTCATGCACTAACAACTTAGGAATAAACAAGAAATCGCCTTCTTTAACATGATATTCATTCTCAAGGTTATCGCCTGTTCGCCAAATCATCTCACCCTTGACTACCCATTGAAACTGATCAACAAGGTCATGATGCTTATTTCCAACAACACCCTTGTTCTTCATAAAGGTTACAAGGCCAAAGTTATTTGTGTAGATTTCCTTATCATAAATAGATAGACCAAACTCAGTAACTGGCTTTAGTTCTGGGATTATCTCCATATATGGATCATCTAAATCATTTAGTTGAAATGCAAGTCTTGACCAGAATCTGCATTTTAGATCAAAACTTAGATATTCTTCATCCAAGTTCTTTGTGTCTAAATAAGATCTGTCTGGAAACTTCTCTTTATCTATTTCTACATATGTTGCAATAACATTCAAAATAGTGTCCCAAGAAGGTAATTCTGGGAATGGGTTATGAAAAATATGTATTCTATTCTCAGCCCTTGCTTGTTCAATCAATGATAAATCAATTGGTGAGTTATTCATTTATACCCCTTCAGGTTAGTTGTTTATGCCATCCATTGTACAATTACATACCTAAGTCCATCTGTAACTGGATGAACTTGGTGGTTATATACAAAGTTAGATGGAAATAAAAGAAGTTGATTCTTTTGTGCTTTAAATCTGAGTCCAAATCTTCTGAACTCTACATCTCCGCCTTCATAATCATCATTTAGATAATAAGTCAGAGAAATTCTGCGAGTAAGTCTTGGAGAATCATCAATGTGATCAATAAACTTTTGTCCAAGACCATATCTTAATAGTTGTGGATCTTGATACTCTTCAATGCCTGCACCGTAAAGATTTCTATATTCGTTTAGACATGGCATCATATGACTACGAAATGATCTTGTTAGGTCTCCCAAAATATCAGGAGTATCTTGCAGCACAATAATATCTGTGTCTCTTGCTGAAGTTTTTACTCCAGATGTTTTATCATCTATGCCAACTTCTGCTGGTCTCCATTGTATATCTTGACGAGCAATTTCTTTTATGAAGTCCATAGAATCTGGAAATATATTGTCAAATACGACTATTCCTGGTGCTAACTCTTTCATTTCTACCACTTTCCAATTGGACATGCTGCTGCTTCTAATTTAGTTTTAAGAGCCATAGCACATCCACATTTTTTGCATTGAGTAGTGGCCTTAAAGTAAAATGGACATTCTTTGCATATTTCCATTCTATTTTCTGTTATTTTAGGGTCATCTACCAATTTACTATGATCCAAAAGATGCCAAGGTCTTGTTTCACCTTGTGCTTTCTTCCACTCTTCCCATTTAGACATTTGGCCCCGTTTGTCTCTTACTTCTTTATTAGATTTTCTCCATCCCAGGTATCTCCAACTTTAGGATTTAACTCATCTGGGATGTTTACTATTGTTGTTTCACCATCAAAGATTGCTTCGCATTGTAGGTGTTGCTTGCTATTTGCTACTGTAATAACTCCATAAATTACCATATTGTCGCATAGATATCCATAGTAGTGTATTGCAGTCCAATCTGCTTCTGGTCTTACTGATGATCTTTCTCCACCAGTAAACTTTGTCCCGTCAAAAATTGCACCAGGCATACCAGAGTGCTCATAAGGAGTAAGAACCATTGAAGTAATTGGAAGACCACTTTCCATAGCCTTTGCAAGTCGTTCTTGTCTTGACTTTAGATTAGGATAGTCTTTTTCATTTCCATAAGTAGCAAAGTTCCAAATATCCCAAGTTCCTTCGCTATTTTTTACTACGCAAGCGTACATGTTGCTCCTTCTATTAGTATCATTGTATCAGATTCCATGTTAAGCACCACAGAATCCACAACTTCCAAATACTCCATCGCAACCTACATATGGAGATGCTTCTTCACAGAGACCTGTGTAAGGTGGGAATGGAGGTGGAGGTGTTACAGGAGGTGTTACTGGCGGAGTTACAGGAGGTGTAACTGGCGGAGTAACTGGTGGCGTGACAGGAGGAGTTACAGGAGGCGTAACTGGTGGTGTCACTGGTGGTGTCACTGGTGGTGTCACTGGTGGTGTCACTGGTGGTGTAACAGGAGGCGTTACAGGTGGAGTGACTGGAATTGGAGGAGTAACAGGTGGAGTAACAGGTGGGGTTACTGGAGGTGTTACAGGTGGAGTCACAGGTGGTGTGACAGGTGGTGTTACTGGAGGAGTCACTGGAGGAGTCACTGGAGGAGTGACTGGTGGAGTAACGGGAGGAGTAACGGGAGGTGTTACAGGAGGTGGAGGTGGTGGTGGTACAAGTCTAAGATGCACACCTATTCCACTTGGAAAACGCTGTAATGGACTCACTTTTACTCCTTATTAGTTATTAAGCAAACTTACTTTGTGAGGCAATAGCAGTAAATGTGGCAGCCCCTGTTTTTCTAATTGTGTAAACATAAACATCTGTTGAATTGATATTTCCTGAAGAAGGTGCTGTTCCACCTAACCACTTAGGAACTACTGCAGACCCATCAACACTAAATGCAGTTGGATAGTAAGCAGTTGCACCATTTGGTGTTTCAAATACTACAGAAATCTGTGATCCTACTGCCATCAATGAATCAAGGGTTGTTGAACCATCTCCACGAACATTTAGTGTCCAGTTACCTGAAGCATTAGATGTACGAATATTTACAGCAGAAGTAAGAACATCAACATTTATCGCTCCAGTTGCTGCTGTTCCAGAAATTGTTACTGTTTCTTCTGGTGATGTTAGTGTTGCACCAGTTGAAATGGCTATTGTTGGTACAGGTCCAGATGGATTAGTAATGGTAATACCTGCTCCTGCTGTTAAACCTGTCACATCGCCAGTACCAAATGACTGCCATGCTGAGCCATCATAATAGACTGTTGTGTTAGTATCAGCAAGATAAGCAAACATACCTTCTTGACGAATACCTGCTGTAAGGGCAGCATCTCTGGCTGCAGCATCAGCGAAGTACATGATTGACTGATTCTGTAGGTAGTACTGTACCTGTGCTGCTGTTAATACATCGCCTGTTGTAAAGGTCTTGTAACCAGCGTTTGGACTGCCTGTAGGCATGTTATTCTCCTTCTTAGTAAGTTAATGCATTGTTATTAGGTGGATCTGTTAATCCAAGTATACCTTGAGTTGCGGAATCAAGAATAAATGCTTGGATAATTGGTTCTGCTGTATAGACTCTGATATTCCATTGCCCTGGACTAATATCGTGATTAACTCCTTGAACGAATAACTCACGAATAACACTACTGCCTCCAGGCATGGACTTTTCAATATTGATTAATGAATAGATATCTAAAGATAAATTCTGCAAGGTATTTAACTCATCAATGTCAGAATTTAAGTTCAAACTCATAGAATCAATTCTTAATGTAGCATCTTTACGAGCAGCAACAAGAGTCTGTGCTTGATCTAAAGCCTCAGCATCTGTTGTAACCAATAGGTTTGTTCTTTGACCTGACT